TTTCCTACGAGCTGGGGCTGGAAGTATACCCCAATTATTTCTATGTGCTGGACGGCGTGAAAAAGGTCTGGACCGGCGACCAGGGCCCCGCCCCAGAGTGGGAGGACGACCGTTTCACTGAAATCTAACTACAGGACGGAGCTGAGCATTATGGCAGTTAAAACGTATCAAAAAGCGAATCGCATTCAGCTGACGGAACATTTTAACTCCCGGGAATTCCGCTGCGGCTTGGGCAGGCCCAGCAATTGCACCACAACCCTGATTGACAGCGACCTGGTGGCGGGCCTGGAAAAGATACATAAGCGCTGCCGGGAACTCCGGGGCGGGAATGTGACCATCACCATCACCAGCGGCTACCGCTGCCCGGAATATAACCGGAGCGTGGGCGGGGCCGTCGGCTCCTACCACAGCCGTGGCATGGCTGCGGACATCGTGGTGGGGGGATTCAAGCCCCGAGAGATTGCAGGCATTGCCGAAAGCCTGGGCTTTAAGGGTATCGGCCTGTATGAGACAGACAAGGACGGTCATTTTGTCCATGTGGACACCCGGACCTATAAATCTTTCTGGTACGGCCAGGCCCAGGCCCCACGCTCCACCTTTGGCGGAATCTCTGCCGTTTCACCTGCAAGTCCAGGCACGTCTACCACGACCGGCAGCGGCTACACCCTGCGCCAGTTTATCAAGGATGTGCAGCAGGTCTGTGGGGCCGCCGTGGACGGCGTGGCAGGCCCTGACACTTTGGCCCATACCGTCACCATATCCGCAAGCAAAAACATTTCCCATCCCGTCGTCCTGGCCGTCCAGAAACGGCTTGCCGCCTTGGGCTATTCCCAGGTAGGCACCACCGACGGCGTGGCGGGCAGCAAGTTCACCGCCGCCCTGAAAGCTTTCCAGGCGAAAGCCGGATGCAGGTACCAGGACGGGGAAGCCACCAAGGGGGCAGAGACCTGGCGCAAGCTGCTGGGTATGTCCTAGGGAAAGGGGGTGGTAGAAATGGAGAGCGTCACCCTCCCGGCAATCTGGGCCGTCATAGCTTGGATCGCTGCGGCCATTGTCCTGCTGGCTAACGCCGCCGACAAAATCGCCGCAGTCATCAAGAACGCCAAGGCACCCAACGCCCAGCAGAATGACCGGCTGGATGCTTTGGAGGAGGAAATGAAGCAGGTTCAGCAATACCTGGCCAACGACAAAAAGCACTTGGATTCCCTGGACGATGGGAACCGGATCACCCAGCGGGCCCTGCTGGCCCTGCTGTCTCACGGTCTGGATGGAAACAGCATTGAACAGATGGAGGCCGCCAAGGCCGCCCTGGAAGAACACCTGATCAACCGATAACGGAAAGGAGCAAACCATGGAAATCATCAAGACTATTATCAACACTTACGGCACCGAGATTCTGGGTGCCCTGCTCACCGCTCTGGCCGGTGTGCTTGGCATGGCCCTGAAACGTCTGGCCACCCAGTACGTCAACACCGAAACCAAGCAGGCCATTGCCCGCACCGTCGTGCAGGGCGTGGAGCAGGTCTATAAGGACCTGCACGGCCAGGAGAAGCTGGACAAGGCCATGGAGGCAGCAGCGGCCATGCTGAAAGAAAACGGCATTACGGTCACAGACTTGGAGCTGCGTATGCTGTTGGAATCCGCTCTGGCAGAATTTAACCGTGTATTTGATTCCACCAAGCTGACCCAGAAAGCCCAGCAGGAACGCCTGGACGCCCTGGACAAAGCCGCCGCAGAATAACCCAATACATAGCAAGCCCCGGCCCTCTACACGGAGAGCCGGGGCGTTTCTTTTGAAAAAAGTTGGAAAATTCTGAAAATAGTTCTTGACAATATGCCATATATGGCATATAATAAGGATGTCAGGAGGGGGAACGGAAGGAGCCCCGAAAGTGAAGATAGAAATCAAAATCACCGTAACAATAACCCCAACAAAAGAGAAAAGCCCCGCACCTAAGAAACCCCAGGCACAGAGCAATTCCCAAAAAACCAATATCATAATACACAACAACTAAACAAAAGTCAAGCCCCCCTCCTGACAAACTTTCGGGGCTCCTGCATAAAGAAAGGAAATCACTATGGCAAGTCTAAGACAAGCAGCGCAGAACGTACTGGGCGCTGCACGAGATGGTATCCTCTGGTTCGCCGTCTGGAAAGATGGCCGTGGATGGTGCAGCAGTGAATTTTATGGAATCGACTACGACGAACGCACAAGCACCGCAAAAATTGGGGACCAGGAAGACCTGGACGAACTGAAAGAAATCCTGTCCACAGACCCCAATGCAATTATGGTAAACAGCTATTATCACAATCTGGGAGCCTTTGACGGATACCCACTCACACGGGATGATCTGGCCACTTTTATCCGTTGGCAGTATGAGCTTCAAAGCGCCAACCTGAAAGACTTTTTAGAAAAATCTGTGCTAGTTGCATAATCATCAGCATCTAATGAACCACAGATCGCAGGCCCGAATATGGACACATTGCACAAAAAGGAGAAATGAACATGGGAGACAAATTGAAAGCCGCCCGGCAGGCGGCAGGCATGACCCAGGGACAGCTTGCCGCCGCCATTGGCTGCACCCAGCGGGATATAAGCAGGTGGGAATCCTGCAAAGTGGAGCCCGGCGTGCTGACTGTCAAGAAGATGGCCCAGGCATTGGGCTGTAGCATGGACGACCTTGTATAGACCATTTTCGTGACCTCACGAAAATGATGCAGACGAAAGAGGGGCACCCAGCCGGGTGCCCCTCTTTTTGCGCCTTGACGCTGCTGCATCCAGGCGCTATAATGACCGCAAAAGCAGGCCCTGTAACGGCTCTTGGCATATGTACATGATGGGTAGGTGTGTGAGCTGACCTACTGCCTCCACATCATGGTCCGCTATGAGATCGAGAAGGCCCTGATCGCTGGCACCCTGGAGGTCAGGGATGTGCCCCGGCGGTGGAACGCACTCTACAAGCAGTACCTGGGCATTGACGTGCCCAGCGACAGGGAAGGCTGCCTCCAGGATTCCCACTGGTCCTTCGGCGGCATTGGCTACTTCCCCAGCTATGCCCTGGGCAGCGCCTACGGTGCCCAGATGCTTGCCTGCATGGAAAAGGATCTGGGAGACGTATTTGACGATGTTGCCAAGGGCGACCTGAGCCGGATCACCGGCTGGCTGCGGGAGCATATCCACCGCTATGCCAGCTTCAAAAAGCCCGGAGAGCTCTTCCGGGAGGTCTGCGGGGAATTTGATGCAAAATACTACACCGACTATCTGACGAAGAAGTATTCCGAGCTTTACGAACTGTAAGGAGCATTTTCCATGGAACTGACTGCTGCGGATATTGCTATGCTGCTGCCCAAGCGTGACGAAAACGCCCACAAGGGGAATTTCGGCCGGATTCTGCTGCTCTGCGGCAGTCTGGGCTATACGGGAGCCGCCTATTTTGCCGCCATGGGCGCCCTGCGGACTGGGGCGGGGCTGGTCTATCTGGGGGTGCCGGAGAGCATCTATGCCATTGAGGCGGGAAAGCTCAACGAGCCCGTGATTTTCCCGCTGCCCGACCAGGGGGGACGGCTGGACAAAAGCGCAATCCCGGAGATCCTGGAACGGCTCCCCCGGATGGACGCCGTACTCATCGGCCCGGGGCTGGGACTGGGCAGCGGGCCGGAGGCCGTGCTGACAGCGGTGCTCACCCACGCCGCCTGCCCGGTGGTCATCGATGCCGACGGCATAACCCTGCTTGTCCGGCATATGGATATACTGCGCGGAAGAATGGCCCCCACGGTCCTGACGCCCCACGATGGGGAGTTTGCAAGGCTTTTCGGCCCCGTGGGAGAGGACCGCATGGCAAGTGCCCGGGCAGCCGCCCGGGACAGCCGCAGCATCGTGCTCCTCAAGGGCCACCGGACCTGCATCACCGACGGCACCCGGGACTACCGGAACACCACCGGCAACCCCGGCATGGCCACAGGCGGCAGCGGGGACGTGCTGGCGGGAATTCTGGCTTCCCTGCTGGGGCAGGGCCTAGAGCCGCTGGAGGCCGCGGCCTGTGCTGCCTGGCTCCACGGAAAGGCCGGGGACCTGTGTGCCGTGGACCTGGGCGAGTACGGTATGCTCCCCACGGACCTCTTGGGATACCTTCCGCGACTTCTGAAATAAGGCGGAAATGCTATGCGCAAAGGGCTGCTTCCCTCACTTCTGATTTCTTTCATACTTCTGTGCGGCTGTGCAGGCCCGGAAACTGACCCGGGCCTTGCCCTGCGCAGCCGCATTCTGGAAAAAGGCTGCTGCTTTGACGCGGAGATCACCGCGGACTATGGCGACAGCCTTTCCGTTTTCGCCATGCACTGCCAGGCGGACAGCGCCGGGAGCCTGTGCTTCACCGTCACGGCCCCGGAGAGCATTGCAGGCATTTCCGGCAATGTGGCGGCGGGAACGGGGAAGCTGCTGTTTGAGGACAAGGCCGTCTCTTTTCCCCTGCTGGCAGACGGCCTGCTGACCCCGGCGGCAGCGCCCTGGATCTTCGTAAGAACTCTGCGCTCCGGCAACCTCATCGCCTCCGGCCGGGAGGGCGATGGCACCCGGCTCTCCATTGACGACAGCTTCCGGGAGGATGCCCTGCGGCTGGACATCTGGCTGGACGAGGCGGGGAACCCCGTCAAAGCCGACATATCCTGCAAAGAACAGCGGTACCTGTCGATGGTCGTCCAAAATTTTCGAACCGAGTCGGAACCGGAAGCATAGTATCTGAAGGAAGCGCAGTATAAAACCGGGACGCCGGTGGGA